CTGTCGCTGAGCCCGTTCTTCCATCTTCCATGTAAGTCCGGCATTTGCTCTGCTCTGATCTGTCAGGCCCTTGCCTCTCCACTCAGGCTCACGGTCCATGGTGACATCATCGCCGCTCTGGCACACCCTGACGTCCTTGAGCCTTGCGACACTAATCAGCGAACTGAACGCCATGATCTTGTTGATAATGAGAGTCCAAGGGTCACCAGAAGCCAAAGCCTTGTTCAGCACGAACTTAAATGGCGAACCCATCATGCGCACCCGGCGCTCGTCCCTGATTTCTTTTGCAAGCGCACCAAGTCCTTGTTTATCTGCTGCCATCTCAAGGAAAATTGAAGCCACGATGATGTGTACCGGGCGATGCGATGAGTCCTGCTTCTCAATGTCCAACTCAACAGACGACTCAAATGTGGCAAGGAAATCCTCAACTTCCTCCTCACGAAGACCCACAGGTGACAACTTCCCACGCTGCATTGCCCTGGCCCACGCATGGGTCAAAGCATCACATGTGTCTGCAAATATCGCCTGTTGCAAATCACTTGCCGACACGACACCTTGCGCCTTCAATTCTGAAGGGCCGTCCTTCATCTCCGAAGGTTTCTTTGCGAACTCCGGCTTCAAAAAAGCAAAAGACAACGTGGAAGCTGCTGTTTCATAATTTGCATAGGAACCATCTATTGCTTGCTGCCTAGTTTGCCTATGTATTGCGGCACGACGCGAATTGTTAATGTGTGCGAAGAAAAGTTTCTTGTCGACCACCTCTTCAAAAAGCCACTGCACTATGATCTCCGCATCTACATAGTCTTGCGGTCTCGTACGAACATCAGGGACGCTCCGTGTCAGTGCCTGCACTTGATCGGCTCCAGGGACATCACGTGGTTGAAACGTGTAATTGTCGAAGGCATCAGAGTGTGCTATACCTTCATCCCGAAAGCTCACGCCGGATACCAACTCCACATTTGTTCGAATTTCTGAAGTTGACAATGGCTCGTCAAAGGCAGTGAACACCGTGGCCACCGTCACGGGGTCTGTCAACGGCTGCTCGATCAAGCTAGATTCCACGATGTTAGGCTCATGCACATGAACCCACGTCGATTCACTCTCTGCACGAACCTCACAGAAATCCCACGAAGTACCTCCCATGATCACTGTGTCAGGCAGGCGTCCATTCACGGACGTGTCATCAAACCAACGGAAGTTGGTCAACACTGAAACTCCTTCAACCACGAAAATCGTCTTTTTACGTGCTCTGGTGAAACCGACAGCACAATGGGAGGCCTGCTCGGCTTGGCCAAGCCAGCGCAAATCACCTCCTAATGCTCGGCCTAGCCCATGTATGACCGAGTATTCTGAACGACGCCCTTGACACTCATGCACGGTTGCAGCCTTCACCCCGCGTTGAAGCACCATCTCTTTGCCGATTTGAGTGCCCTGCATCGCAATGTCACCTTCGCCTGGCAAAAGTGTATCATCTGCAGTCAAGGTGTAACACATTGCCTCAGCGTCCTCTGACCCACAGAACAAATCTTCCACGAACGTATCGGTGACAGTGCTGTGCAAGTACGTCACGGCGGCATCCCAACCAACAAAAGTCGTCGGAGTGATCATGACACACGGAGCATCAGAAGCAATAAGTTTCAACTGTGTTGGTGAAAAAACGTTAGAAATCTGTCGTCTATCACCAATAGTCACAATGCCCTTGCTCTGCGAATGCCTATTGGCTATGGCTTGCAAGTGCTCTGGATCAAAAGCGTAACATTCATCAATAATGACATATCTCGACGCATATTTCGTAACCAGAGCCTCATGCTGAGTGACCACGGTAGCTCTGCGTAACGGTTCAAGCTTTCCCAAATTTTCTTGCCACTCCTCTTTGAGCTCGCGCGTTGGTACCACAACCAGGTCGTTTACCGATATCCAAGTTCTTGGGACCTTGGATTTCCCGCCCATGGCTAGGCCAGTAATATGAGCCAACCAATTCTTCACCGACGGCTGGGTGAACAAAGCTTCAGACTTGCGCAAAATGTCAGCAACATAGTCTATCCCTGGATTCGCCAACTGGGCCTGATACCAAGGCAACATAGCTGCGTCATTACACAAACGCGCACCTAAGTCAGCAGCAACCACAGCCTCGATAAGGGCATGCTGTATCTGAGCCCCACGCGCATCCGGCGAAATGTAGTTTGGACCAGCAAGATTCTCTGTGTTTACCGTCGCCCCATGTTGCAAATCCATCAATTTGTGAATTGGGGAAAAGTCATAATCACCATTCGCTTGCGTGAGCCTGTGCAACCTATACTCACCATTTGGAGAAGGCAGCGAGATCTTCCCGAGCTTGAAACACTCGCGAATGTCTTGGTTGTCTATCGGCCTGAGAGGAATTGGGATCAGATCAGGCACCCCCCCAAGGGCAAACTGCAAGCCCTCAAAGCTCTCTGGTTCAATATTTGCCAACTCCTTCTTGAGCATGTGTATCATCTTGCCCTTTTGTCCAGCGCTCGCAACTCGGCAGTCATGGTGGAAAGCGCTGAGCAATACCGAGGCTGCTGCACCCCTTCGGACATGAGAATTGAACTTCCCCAAAAACAACTTGACCTCTGATAAAAAATCAGAGTATGGTAACGCGGCATTCAACTCCAATTCCACAATTTGTTCCTCCGGGAGCAAGTTCTTTTCTCGGAATCGTTGTAGATCCACTGCATGATCGACAGAAAAGACATTGAAGAAAGTCTCCACAATGTCTATCGCTGCTGCCTGGAAGTCTAAGTCTTGCGCGTCTTGCACAGCGACCCAAAACTTTGTCATCTTCTGGCTAGACCAATCCAGGTAATCGAGAAATGCTGTTATTTTCTTCACAGCATCCTGTTTCCCAGTGATCCTTGCAACTGTGATTGTGCAATCAACCAACACTCTAGTGGCGTCAATTGAATACCTCAGACCTAACATCACAGCTACCCCAATCACATCAGCATAAGAAAAGGAGATAGCCCATGACTCACGGAAGCCACGCTCTATTGCATGCTGCCATTTGCGTGGTGAAGTCACCCACCCGAACAGAGTCGACCAAGCGCTTATCACTACATTTACCAGCGATGCTGGTTCAATTTTCGCACCAAAATGTTCTTCCATGGCACGCTCGGACATCTGATCCAGAGTCATTTGACCGATATCCGTGCGGTAGATCCGCATTAAGGCCTCCATGCTCGACATAGCTCCCAGAGCCATAGTGCCGGTGGTCGTGGCAGCCAATGTCGAGGCGACAGACGCGTATATAGACTTCCTGACCGTTTCGGCAGAAGTCTTGGGTCTTAGCTCCTCGGCATGATTCTCCGCCAAAGCATCTTGCACTTCCGAATACACCTCTATCCACGTTCCCAACGCTTGAGCTTCAGTCTCTGACAACGTGATACGTGGTGTGACCTGAGTGCCGGAGATAGAATACGTGACGACTGATTGTCGCAAGACAATGCGCGCTACCATCTTGTCCTTGATCGCTTGAGTCCTATACGTTGCCATCACCCTGTCAAAGCCTTTCTTTTCGACGAGCACAACAGGTCTTGTCATGTCTGGCATTATGAGCCGGATGAAATAGTAATGCTCATAAGAAGGTAAGCAGCGAGTGGCCCACCCACCAGCACTCAACGTCAAATTGTGGTATTGAGAGGCATGATCACCGAATATAATAGTACGCCGCAATGAATGACCAGCTGCAAAGGTTGGCGCGAAAAGCTGTCGCACCTTTTGCAAATCTTGAACATAATCACCACCATCGTGAAACGAAGACACAACTTTTCCAAAGGCCAACTCCGTTGTCATCTCTGTTAACGAGTCGTAGACCTTGCGACCCATTAGTGCCCGCCAGTCAATTGAAAATTGCGACAAAGCATTGAACACTTCCGCTTTGACCATTAACTGCACAATTGTCCGTGCATCAATGTTTGGTTCAATGTTAATTAACAACAGTGAACTGACTTCAAACCGCTTGAAATGCCCAGCCGCACGTTGCCAATCATTGCTGCGTAAGACTCGCCCAGCCTTGGCCGCGGCATCCCGCACACCACAAGTTGGCATCTTGCACTGAGCACAATGCTTTGCGCGCCGCGAGGCGTCCAAGGCATCAGTATACTCCCAGATAGCAGCATTCGGAAATGCATGCATCTCTGCCTTGCTAGGAGAAATCAAACCCACAATGGCTCCTTGCAACGTCGTTATGGCATGGTTGAGTGCAGCACGGCGAATGGTACCAGCCGCCCTGTGCTCTTCAATGCGCGGTGAATACCGCATTGGTCCTATCAACGCCAACAATCTATGATATTGAGGTGACGACGGCGGCACAGAGGTAGCGATGCCTTCAAAAAACGCATCAAGCGCAACCGCAGCCCGTTCTTCAGTTGAACCTAGCACCTCCATGCCAGACAACAACACCTTGGAAGCCTCCAGCGCGGAGACCGTGTTCATCGGCCTAGTAATTGCGTGCCCATAAAACGCCTCTTCGTCACCGCGTATGCGCCTATGAGCGTGCAAAGAGTGTAAGTTGGGGCGACGCGGGAAAATCGGCAATTCCAAAGCCGTGGAACCAACATACCTGCTGATCTGGCCGTTGAGCTGACCAGACACGGGCATGTGCTGAGATATTTCACGAGCGTAAGCAGCCAAATCTTCAAACGCCTGCGCCTGGCTACCTATGGTGGGAACCACGCTGCCACCACAATAAAAACTTCCTCCAACTCCGTAATGCAGCCTACCCGCGGAATACGAGACAACGTGTGTTGAATCCTCAAAACAGCGCCAATGCAACAAAAAATACGCCCCTTGGACAATGAAATAAGCAGGATTAGGACCAAGAAAAAACGCTACAATAATTCGACCGTAAGAAAATCGTTTAACGTAGCAAAACCCACTATCAGCTCGGATATACTTGTAGGCATTGACGCATTGACAATAGAAGATGTATGAGGTGAGTACATCAAGGACAAGAAAAGGGAGATATCGGAACATCAGCAACAAAATTTGAAAATTGTACATGTTGGTGATTGGTAGTGGTATTGTAGAGGGGTGGACTGGGGACTGTG